ATCCGCTAGGAAATAGGTTAATCCACCGTACTGAGCAATGGAGCCGTTAGAAATACAGCCTAGAGACCGTGAAATAGCGTCAAACTGGAAGAAAAACGGACTACCAGAGTACGTCATCCGGTAAATCGCTCTTTCTAGGAACACTAAACCGTACTCACCACCAGCTAGACCTGTAATATCGCCACCGTCAGGGATTACCTGACTATCTGATTGGCTAGCAGCACCCGGAGTCCAGTCTGTTTCGTCGTTAATATCCGACCAGTAGACCTTGTTCTCGTCACCACCCGGATCATTAGCCGCTACAACGAAGTCTTTAACGACTGTTACAAACCTAGCTCTAGGTGCAGCAGCCGCTAAATCAGCGAAATTCGTAGACGAGTTCAACGTCCAAGACTGCAACCTATCTGCTCCGTTAGCCAGAATGACCTTTGCGCCAAACTGAGTCACATCCCATGACTCTACAGCCGAATATCCAGTAGTTGTAGCCGCATCCAAACTAGCGTCAGAGCTATCAAACTTGTAAATCTGAGTAGCTCCAGCAGCAAACAATGTCGTAGCACCGCCAAACTTACCAGCAAACGTAATCAATAGAGCCTGAGCAGCATCATCCGAATAGTTAGCTTCACTAGGAAATGGCGCATATCCGTTAGCAACCGGATAACAGTTCTTAGCATCCGTCACCGCCCCTGTAACTCCGGGCTGATCTGGCAACCATTCTCCAAAATTTAGTTTTGTCGTAGCCATGTATCAGTTCCAGTAGGCTTTAATTCCCAAGTATTTGAACTTGGATTCGTATTTGTCCATGAATCCGAACTCGCTGTAATAGCAGTCCAGCTATCATTACTCGCAGATTGTTCAGTCCAAACATTCGTTTCAGGGGTAAGTGGTGACCATTCCTCACCAACAATCATCCCATCAGCCGTTACCGTTACACTAACAGCAATACTCGCAGCAGGGAAGAACGAAACCGTAGCATTAGCCGTTACATCAGCCGTAGCATCAACTGACGCAACACCAGTTAGCGTTCTGATACCACTTGCCGTAACCGTAGCCGTACACGTTATAGCCGCATTGCCATAACGCATGACTGTAGAACTAGAAGAAACAGTAGCATTTGCCGTTATCGCAGCAGAGCCGATAATCGTGTTATTGCCTCTAGCCGTTACTGTTGCAGAACAAGTAACCGAGCCATTGCCAAAGACCTGCCTGAAGCCACTTGCTGTAACCGTCGCAGAAGCGTTTATAGCCCCGCTGAAGTGGACAATACGGTAAGCATCAGCAGTTACCGTAGCAGCACAAGAAATCGCCCCATTAACGCTGTAATCGGCTCTAGCAGCCGCTGTAACAGTAGCAGTAGCAGATACCGCTGCATTAGCCCTGTGGTCTACAAACGCTGATCCTGATACCGTTGCCGAAGCTGTAATAGACGCAGACGCTAATACAGGTCTGTCACCTGTACTAGCAAACGTACCAGCCGAAAACGGTATGAATCCAAACATTTAAGCCATCACATCCCAAGTCTGAGTTGTTTCATTCCAGCTATATTTCTGACCATCAGTAGGCATTGCTACAGGTGGTTGCCAGTTAGCATCATCGTCAAGCGTCCAACTTTGGTAAGGCTGTGGAGGAATAAACGCATCTCGTACAGAGTTATAGGTATAACCAACACCTGCGTAGTGCTTTCGCATATTCCCGTTATAACTGGTCTGCTTCCAAGTACCACCAAATAAACGCTCACAGAAAGCAGCACCAATATGTTCCTTTTCGACACCATTAGCGTCTGATGTGTCTTTGTTATCAATAACGATAACTCTCAACACCACGTTATTAGCGTCAATTTCAGCAAAGTGAGCCACTTTAAGCCTCCAGTTTTAATCCGGTCAAACTCAATTCATCGCCTACAACACCCACAGGGAATGTATTAAACGACATACTTATTCTTACATCATCACCCGTTACCGTCGGCACGTTATGCTCTAACGACGATGGGAACAGAATCAACCGCCCTGTAATCGCCTCAAACCACCAAGATTCAGAGTTGTATAGGTTCCATTCTTCAGGTGGGAATTTAATCTGCTGCCAGCCAGAACGATAAAAGAAAATCTTGTCATCTGGATTCGTGTTCAGATAGAACACGCCAGACACAAAGCTATTCGGATGAGCGTGCTTGTGATGCCATTGCCCCTGCTCTGAATAGTTAAACCAGCTCTGTGTAATCCGCAGGTCAACGTCGTGCTTTGGGTTGCTGGTTGCCTTAAAGTATTCAGCCACACAATCCTCAAGCCAACCACGCAAAGAAGTCATCGTAGGGTCACGCAGCACAAAGTTATTCTTGCTGGTCGTGTTGCCCTCGTTTGCTCTAGTTTCCTGACCTCTAACAAATAACAACTCCTCATCCGTTAGTGGTCGGTCTAGGTCAAACATCCCCACAGGCGTAGGAAATAAGTGGTGGATATTCATCCGATGGCTTCCTCAATCTCTTTCATCTGCATACCCATCTGTTCTAGTTGCTCTGGTAGCCACATCGTAGGAATACTATCCTCAAATTCTTTAATCTTATCAATCACCCAATAGACTTCTTCAATCGATGGGCAAGGTCTTGGGTCTTCCCAACGGGTAAAGACGTTGTTTGAGATTTCCCACTTTGCACCCGGACGTAGCAACTGCATTGCTGTGTCGATGCCCATGAATCGATAGACTTTAGTTTCCATAGTTATTAGTTGATTTTGATTATCACGATGCCGGAGCCGCCTGAACCTCCAATGCCAGCACCAGTTAAATCCGTAGCAGCACCACCGCCACCACCTGTATTAGTAGTGCCGCCTGAAACAGCTCTTGTTTGCACAGTACTAGAATTAACTAATTGCCCATTCCCACCGCCACCTGTTCCACCATTTCCACCACCACCATTTCCACCGCTGTTTCTAAAGCCGCTTGCAGCACCGCCGCCGCCGCTATAGGTCACGGAACTGCCGGAGATGGATGAGGCTGTGCCGTTGCCACCACTTCCACCGCTACCACTTCCGGTTCCCGTTCCACCAACTGCGCCAGCGCCACCCCCACCACCGCCATCATATGTACTTCCTAAACCACCGGTTCCTCCATTGTTACCTTGAGATGGGCTAGTAGATGGTGTATTTCCAGTTCCACCTGTGCCTGAAAAAGTTGAGCCGCCACCAGAACCACCATTGGAACCATTGTTACTTACATAGTTATTCCCACCACCACCGCCACCATTGGAAGTAATAGTGCTAAAGATAGAATTCCCGCCAGCTGTAGCAGCAACTGCACCTGTAGTTCCTCCAGCACCTCCACCACCGACAGTTACAGAGTATTCGGTTCCTGCTGTAACGCTTAATGCTGTGCCTGTTCTGAAACCTCCAGCACCGCCGCCGCCGTAAACACCACCACCCCCACCACCAGCCACGACCAAATAATCCACGCTGGTCACACCTGTCGGGCAAGTCCAGCTAGTCGATGATTTGAAGGTGAATACAGTCTGTGATGCGACGTTGTACTTGAGGATGACAATGCCGGAACCACCCGTATATCCAGATGTGACAACTGGACTAGCATCTCCACCACCACCGCCACCACCACCACCACCCCGGTTGGCTGTTCCAGCAGAGCCTGCAACAGATGGTGTTCTTCCTCCAATCGCACCATTGCCGCCACCACCTGCACCACCAGTACCAGCAGTAGTAGGAGCAGCACCGTAAGCACCACCGCCACCACCGCCAGCGTAGGTCACGCTACTGCCGCTTATACTTGATGCAGTTCCTGCGCCGCCATTGCCGCCAGTAATGTTTGATGACCCATTTGCTCCAACAGCACTAGCACCGCCACCGCCACCGCCACCTGTGAATGTTGGGCTATTGCCACCATTGCTTCCTTGTGATGGAGTTGTGCTAGGTGTATTGCCAGCACCGCCATTTGAACCGGGAGATGCTTTGTATCCACCCCCGCCGCCGGAACCGCCGGACAAACCATCAGCACCACCTGCGCCACCGCCACCACCACCGTTAGATGTGATGGTGCTGAACACAGAATTACCGCCAGATGTACCAGTACCACCTCCAGAGCCAGCGCCGCCAGCACCAACAGTTACCGTGTAGTCAGTACCTGCGGTGACACTTAATCCTGTGCCAGTTCTAAAACCTCCAGCACCGCCAGCGCCCCCAATTCCAAAACCACCCCCACCACCAGCAGCAACCACTAGGTACTCAACCTCGGTCACGCCAGTAGGAGCAGTCCAAGTACCAGATGCGGTGAATGTCTGAACAACAGTAAATGTGCCACCACCAGCAGCAGCTCTACCTAGCAGCATTGCCATGATTCCACTCATGCCAACCCCTTAAGTTACGTTGCCAGTTACAACACAAACTGTGCCGCTAATAAACAGAACCGTAGCTACACCCCTAGTCGCTAACGTCATCGTATCCTTATCTGTATTCGTGCCAGCAATGTAAGCTGTCGTAATCGAGCAGGTAATCGTGATATTGCCTGTCGTGTTGTTGAAGATCGAAACAATGTCGCCAGCAGCAAATGTGCTGTTAGGAATCGTAATCGATCCGCTAGTGCCAACACCCACAAACTCACCGATGTCAG